ACGACTCGTGCTTTTTGCTCTTTAAGCAGATGGCGCACATGTCCGCCGCGAGTCGTAGGCATTAAAGGCTTACCGTCTTTGTTAAGCACATAAACAGTGGACATATATGCCACCTCCTTTACGATAAGTCTCTCCTGCCGAAACAGGAGGTTGTGTTTCCCTTGGCTAGATGACGCCTTCGCATGGTTGCAGGCTGGAAAAACCGTACAAGTGCAGCTCGTCATCTTGATGTACAAAAGTACATCTGCCTGTGATATTGAAGGAACTTAGTGGAATGGGGTCATTCCACTAAAACTCTTCAATACCCACGAGCGCTGAAATGCGCAGATGCTATCTATCGTACATTCACAATTTTACCAGCATCGCAAGCAGCGTCAAGCTGTAGCAGCGGCGTCAGCAGTTGCTTTTTTGGCTTCCGTGTATGCTTCGCAAGCAGCGTGATATTCACTCAGCTTAATCTGCGTAACGGTGTCTGGAACCTTGGTGCTGCGAGTTGCATATTCGCAGGAATAATATCCGTAGATATTTCCCTGCTCATCATCCCACAGCTCCGTAGTGATGCGGCCAGAACCGTTGAAGTCGGCCCACCAGAACTGGTTGGCAAGAAATTTCTTGCCGTTCACGTTCTTACAGACCTCATCTTCCCACAGGCAGTTCATGGGCGAACGCTGTTTGAAGATGACAAAACCGTGAGGGTCACGGCGTTTCATGACCTGAGATTCGTATTTGGCGAGCAGCTCCGGTGTCAATTCGACCGTCAACCGGTCATTCAAGACATACGAGAATTTCTCACCGGGAAAATATTTGTCGAAGAATTGCTTCGCAATTTCAACGAAGTGCGCTTTTTCCTCCTTTGTCGAAAAATAATTCTTGTAGAATTCGGAACCGGGATTTACTTTGAATGCCATTTCAACCATTGCCATTACTCCTTTTCCATTTGGATAGTCCAGCCGTTCACATCGGAATAAACCGCATAGAGCAGCGTTGCGAAATTGCAGCCTCCGTCATACAGCGTATAGCGAAGGGAGATGTTCAGCGCAAGAGTCCGTTCCTTGACGACGCCATCGCAATCGAGATAGCTGAACGTCTTTGTCGGATTGGTAAACCATGCTTTACGTTCTTCATTGAACTTATCTTCATCGTATTCCACGATTTCCTTGAAACACGAATCGAACGTGACGAGCTTGACTGACGAGAAGACATCAGCCATCATTCCGCACTTTTCAATCAGTTCATCAGGCCATTCGACCTTGATGATTGCTGCGCCGTTGTCTTTCAGCTCCTTGCCGGGGCTCAGCGAGACGTTGTAGCGCTCACTGAGGAAGGTGAACAGCCAGGACCAATCGATAGTTTTCAGGAAACTGGCAGCTTCCTTGGCGTCCATGAAAATTTTGATTTCTTTACGTGTCATGATATATCTCCTCACTATATTATTCGGTGCCGAATTTAGCCCACGCTTCTTCGACACTCATGTGATAAGCGGCCTTGAATTGTTCTTTGAATCGTGCATTGAACAGTTCTTGATGGCGGGGGCTCATGATGATTTCGAGATTGAAGTCGGGGTCATCGGTGGAATTGTTGCAGTAGGAAATGTATGTACGAATGGTATCGTCCGGATGCCAGTCGATATACATGTTAATCCAGTCTGCATTCTCGGCCGTGTTCAAGTTAAGACCAAATGCCATATCAGCATCAAACCAGATAGGCACATAGACGTTAATCCAACCGTCATAGATAACTTCTGCTTTGTTGTCGAGCACAAATCGCATCAGCTCAGCAAAGTTCTGCACTACAATCGAATCTTGAGTGCAGAGGTCATGAACCAACTCATTGTGAGTCATTATGAAATGCCTCCTTGTTATTTGTTTTTTGGTATTTATTATTTTTCGAAACTGTCGAAGAACCGAATCATCTCGCGGTTTACACCGACTGCGGATTCGGATTCAGGATACAGTGCTGCAAAAGCATGAACGGTTTCCTTCTTGGAAACAAACCCGTAACCGTGGTGAACGCGCTCATTTTCGAGGCACTTCTTGAATCCGAAAGTCTGTTTCTTGAGGAAATCCCTCTTTCCGGTGCAGATATAGCACGGAGGAATGAGTTTAGAATAGGTTTCAGGCTTGATGAATTCAGCATAGCTGTGATTCTTCCAACCTTTGGCCATGTAATAGTTCTGGAGAAGCCCGACCTGGCCTTTGTAGATGTAGTACATCCCGCTCTGCAGGCCCATCGCATTGATGATGAGCCGCTTGGCTGCCTCGGGTACGTTCTCTTCCAGCTCGTCCTCTACCGGCTGCATCTTGGCAGGATAGCGGAGAATAGAACTTGCCATGCAGGCAAGGAACGCGCCAGCACTGTCGGCAACTACAAAGACCTGATTCAAGTCACCACCGAAGTCTTCAGCGTGTTCAGCTACAGTAGCAAACGCATTGATGACATCGGTGACTTGACCGAAAACATTGGTTTCAGGAACCAGACGGTAATCCGGAACAAAGGTGAGATACCCTTCTTTGGAAAACCAGGTTGCCAGGTTCCGGTTCTGTTCTTTCCGGCCAGCAATCAAGCCGCCGCCATGGATATCGATGATAATCGGATGCTTTTCGGCATCGTTATCCGGGCGATAAACGTCCATGAAAAGATTCTGCTTGCCGCAAATACCAATCTCAGTGGCAGTTATGCCTTCATGAGGCATAACAGGCTGAGACTTGATAATTTCTTCTACATGGGTGCGTTCTTTCTTGGTGGCGGCATTGATGAAATTCATGATAAAAACTTCCTTTCAAATTGATAAAAAAATAGCGGCCGCCAATCTATAAAAAAATGAGATTAGTGGCCGCTTGGTTGTTACTGAAATTCAAATGTGTATTGGGTTCCTCTTTCGGTTTTGACAAAAATTCTGCTTCCTGCAAAGCCAATAGCTTTTACTGTGCTGGTACGCAGGACGTCTTGTTGTTTTGGTGTTGTTGTTTTGAATACGAGTGGCTGCCCACTTGACAGCTCAAGAGTTCCGACCCGTCCAATGAGCGGAAGAACTCTTGCGTTGAGACTCGTGGTGCTGTGAAGCACACAACTGCTGTTAATCCGCATCATTGTCCTCCTGATATGAACTGGTCAGATATCCACATCCGGGTACTGATTCAACACATGATTGAACCTGTTATCCAGATGTTCATCGTTTTCGTCCCGTTCGGGATAATCAAACTTTCCTTCCTCTTCTGCTGCATCCCCCAAGCGTTCCATGAGTGCAATGACGCTTTCGAGCCAGGCGGAAGCCTTGCCAAACGTGTCATCCTCTTTTCTCTTGGCATAGAGCATGTCAGAGACTTCTTCGAGAGCCATTTTCTGCTGGTACAAAGTATTCCAGTTGATGTGCTCTACAGCGGAACGCAGGGGAGTTAAGTGTTCTGTTTCTGTTACAGTGTTCGTTACGGTCATCCTTTATTTCTCCTTGTAGTGTTTAGTTACGATAAACGTCAGCAAAGCACCGCAAAATTCCAACAAAAAAAGCAGACCTCCAAACGGATAGTCTGCTTCTCAGAATTGTGAAATTATAGCGTATGTGTGCTGTTATCTATCATACAATTTTTATTGTATGCGTTTCGCACGAATACGCAATAACTATTTTTTAGAATTAAGAATCGGAATTTTCCGAACTGTCGCTGTTATCATCGGAACTGGACTCAGCGTTTTCGTCCGCAGTGGAATTGTCACCAGATTCAGCGTCGGTGTTTTCTTCCGCGCTTGTATCCTGTTCGACAGTCGAATCACTGTTGACTGATGCGTATGTACCAGTCAAGATGACGGGAACTTCACCATAACCCAGATAACCGCTAATCAGGCTGCCGGAATTTTCGACTAGGTACTTGGTTTCTGTCATGTTCGGGAACAAGTAAATATCCTGAATCGTAGTGCCCTTCACATTAGCGCTGTCAAAGGTATCGTTGCACGCCGCAACAACACTATACCCGTCATAGTTCCAAACCAGATAGAAGTTCTTGTCGCCAATTTCGACATCATAGTGCGCATCCCGGAAATCCTCGAAAGTACGGTACTGCTTGCTGGAATCAAAAGCGACAGAATCGTTGTTCGTCCAATAAAGCCCGGACGGATTGCCAAACAAGCCATACAGGAAGTTGAACTGCTCTTTCGGTTCTCCGTCAGTTGGATAGCCGTCGAATTTGTCCGGAGTGACAGACGAATAATAGAGGCCGTCAAGGAACGCATCGCCGATATTGATGCCATCATCATTGGCTGCACGACCGTCCAGCATCAAGGTCAGTGAACCGCCGTTATATCCAATCGGATAATAGTCGCAGCCATCTTCTTTGCTGGCAGTGTGAATTGAGAAATCGCTGATTTCCTTTTCCACGCCTTCGCCAGTAGATTCGGCATTGATTTCACCAATGACTGTATCGCCGTTTTCGAGTTCGTTCAGTTTCAGATATCCCTTTACAGGCAAATCTCGGACATCCTGTAATGCAACGTCCGTGATATCCAGCGTTTTGCCGGTATCAACACTTCGCAGCGAATAAAACTTGCCGCCGTCATCATAAGACAGAGGGCTCTGTCCCATCGGAATGCCGTCCGGCCAGGTAGTGTCAGGATTGTCCAGCGTGCCGGGCGTGAAATCCGGGAGATTCGACAACAAAGACCAGGCATTGATGGGTTCCGGGGTCGGTTCTGCTGTCGGTTCCGGCGTTGCTGTGACGGCAGCCTGTGCTGCTTCGGCACTTGCCGCTGCGGCCGCCTGGTCTTTCCGTTCCTGAACCACAGATGTGGCACAGCCAGAAAACATCATAGTGAGCGCCATTGTTGCTGCGGTAACATTGATAATTTTTTTAGTCATGCGTCTTTGACCTCCTTGTGCTTGTGGTTTTGCCCTATACCAATGAGCGAGAGACCTACCACGCCGATAAACAAAGCGAGAAATCCGAGTCCAAAAGCAAAGGCAATATATTGAATTACGTCAATGAGTTTAATCCATTTTGCAACCGCAGCTGCTAAAAAAGCCAGCAGCCCAAAGCAGCCGGTCAGATAAATGAGCAAGCCAAACTGTGCAGTTCTGCTAAAAAAGGATTCAAGTGTTTTCATGATAAACTCCTTTCATACTTTTTATGGTATACGATTCGCAAGAACCTGCAATAGGAAAACAAAAAAAGCTGCCCAGCCGAAGCTGGACAGCTTGTGTGTTGTAGTATTTTAGCGTCTGTTGTCTCTCTCTTGTCTCCTGCGTTCGCGCTCCTCATACTCTTTTTTCTGATACTTGAGTCGTTCATTCAGCAGGAAGGAGTTTTCATCGCGAGTCATTTGCAGTTTTACCTCGTACCAGCAGCCGTAAAGAAAGGCTGCCAGAATGCAGAAGCCAACGATTTTGACTAAGAGGTTGAAAAGAACGTTCACAATAACCGGGAAAATATAGCCGATGGCTTTGGCGATAAGCAGGATGAGCCCACCGAAGACAACGATTTTTGCGATTGTCTGAACAACGGGCGGGAAATCGCCCAGGACTTTGGAAATGGTATCGTTAATTTTGGTGATGATATTAGTGTTTTTGCCACCGTTGTTATTATTTTCTGCCATGTCGGTTCCTCCTTTTTGTGCCAATTATAGCATATATCTGTACAAAACGCTATATCCCACATGAGGAATCTCAATGTGTAAGCAATGGCTCAACAAAAAAAGCCGCCACCCTTTCGGATGACGGCAAGTGATGTTATTTCTTCACGGGGATATTCTGGTCGAGAACCACATCAAAGCTGTAGTGCGGCATCTTGGATACATCACCACCAGCAGCTTCAAGGGTCATGTAGAAGTCCTCGTCGTTCATTGCCTGCACGAGAGTATTCATCTCATCGCAGGTATGCTTCAACATCGGACCACGCTTGTTGCAGTACATCACAGCCGAAATGGGCTGAATGCCCTGTGCAACCATGCCATCCCAATGAGTCCGCAGCTCGGTTACGGACTTCAAAGTAGCAACGCCGCTCATAAAGTCGTAAATCCGGCAGTGGGACTCATCGATGTGTTCCAGAACGTCGATACGAGTCCGGTTTGCGTACAGGGGAAACTGGAGTTCAACTTCATTCCCAGTGTCAGCAACCAGACGATTGGCAAATTCCTGCGCATACTTTTCGAGGGTAAACGGCTCACTATCGAAAGGCTTTACGTTCTCGGCAATGGCGTCGAAAATCGTACGCCATCCCTTGTCGCTCAAGTCGATATTGGACTTGTTGGCAAGGGTGTTCAGGAATCCGCGCGGCAGGCCAGTGATATCGATAGCCACAACGCCGGTAAAGGCGTTAAAGGACGGGTGACGAACCCTATCCCAGATGGTATCGAACTGAGCCGTAGAAATAACGCGGTCACCGAGCTGAATATCCAAGCCCTGAGTGGGCATGTTGCACTGGTAGAAACGCTTCAAATCGTAGCCGCCAGTAACCATACCCCGAGTTGCTTCGCTGTCAAGCAGGCCACATTCGACCTTGACAGGGATTTCATATCCCTCGTACTCCACAACAAAACGCTTATCCTGCCGCTTATCCTTGTACGGCTGGAAAATAGGCTTGACGAGCACATCGCGGGTTTTGCCGTCAAACATACGATAATCGGGAATCAGGATACGGGCGGGAGCAACGCCGGTAGCATCAGGTGCCAGGTAGTTGCGGTACATGACACCAAAGTGCTCAGCCAGGCAGGTACGCAGTACATTCAGGCTGGTGACCCTGCTCTCAGCGCAGCTGCCGTTCTTGGTCAGCATGGTGCTGGCGGTGGCCTTGTCCATCTCCACATAAATGACGGTGGACGGTGCGCCAAGAGCCTTGAACTGCTCACGCATAACGATATTTTCCATAGGAATCTCTTCCTGCTCAGACATCGTCATGGTCGTGGCGAATGGACCGTCAACGCGATGATAGGTGCTCTCGCCAGGCTCCTTGGAAGCAATGAACCAGGGATACTTGTTGCGGGTAGCAACAAGGATGAAGTTGTTCAAGCCAACGCCGTGGATGCACAGCGGGCCTTCATTGGTATGGTCGTTACCGAACTGCAGGCATTCCGGCAGCTTCTCCTTGGACATTCCTTTACCCCAGTCGGCAATAACCATACCAATTAGGTTTTTGTCATGTCCTTTAACGATAGCGACCAGCATGCTGATGAGGCCGATAGCGTTGGAAAAGCCGTTGTCAATCGTTTCATCTGCAGCAGCGCACATGGGTAAGTTCTGGCGAGATACTGCATCAAAGTACTTATCAGTGAGGCCAACATTGAACTTAACGTTATTATTCTTTTTAGCCATAATATAACCCCTTAACGTGGGGCTGCCGTGCTGCTCTCGAATTTATCTCCACAGCAATGTGAGCCCCATATATCGGGGATGTTATTATTCTTTTTTGTTGTTTGTTTTGCAGGAGCCGCTGGCGATATCAGAAATCGCTTCTTTGACAGCTCCGAAAACGTCAGCTGATTTCAGAAAGTCTTCGGCCAATCCTTTGATGTGGCTGTAATTTTTGAAGACTTTCTTGACAAGAAATGCGCCAGCGATTGATACCACTGCCAAAAGCAGCAAAAATTTCGCGGCATCGGTCAGTTTCACTTGCTCCAGCAGGAGCGCGAGTATCACACCATCTTTGCTCAGCTAGGTCTTAATTAGACCGTGAACGAATGAACCATAGCTAACTGCATATTGCTTAGCTTTGGCTTCGTGGTTGCTAATGATGGTGTCTACTCGCTAAATTATGTTTCGAATCATGGTAATGTCCTCCTTAAAGGTTTGTAATTGTTATACGGTATATAAATACGCTCTTAACGCGGCGTTCGCGTGCAGGAACATTTATACAAACTCATTAACGCAGTGTACGCGTGCTATGTTGATTAGCATAGCAATTCTATATAATCAGCCTTTTCTTCGGCTGTCAGAAGTCCACATTCCGTGGGATAAATCTATATAAAACGCAGAAAGTCTGCGGGAATCCTCAAAAAGAAAAAGGACAGAAACCCAATATGGGCATCTGTCCTTCTTCCAGGAGGTATATGAACTATGGCAAATCAATGATATCTCTGTTACATTATCTATTCTATGGGTATCGCACGTGCCGTCAACCCAAAATACCAAGTTTTTACGAAAATAATATATACGGCACATCGTACAATTTAGAAAACCGGATATTTAGTTTCCTGAAATGGTGCAGGAAAAAGACACCGTGCCGCTCCAATCACCGGAAGTAAGATTAGCTTTTACCGTATAGTTTGAGGTGATACTAGCCAAGGCATCGTCACGTTTCCACGTTGTTTTGGGTGTTTCCACTATTATCGGGAAATCGCAAAAAATGTCAAAAAGAAAAAGCCGTCCACCAAACGGTGAACGGCTTTCGTGACAATTTATACTGCGGCGAGAACTTCTTTCAAAGTCATTTTGTCAATGCCTGCAAATTCTACAGCGGCAGTAGCCCAAAAGAAATCGCTGGCGCGGCATTCGTCGTATATCGGGTCAAATTCGTTACATTCGGTTTTGATGTCAAAAAATTCTTCACGGGAGAATCGTTCACACGGAATCCCTGCATTCCTCTGTACGAAATCTTTAATTCCATCGGTCATAATGGAGCAGCCAATCTCAAGGGTGTCGTCCGAGAGGCTATCCCCATATGTGTTATATGATAGACCATAGTGAGATACATAGGTTGCGCGGCTTGCACCAGTATATTCGCTCTCGAGAAATTCACTAACAGTCTGCTCCAAAGATACCTTTCCATCTTCGTACAATTCACCAGAATAATCATACGGGCAATCATTGCTGCGCCATTCATAATGAGTGGGAATGGGGTTCAGCATTGCTGCCAAACTCTCCAAAAGCTGCTCTCTAATTACATCCTTCTGAGCAAGAAAAAGCGAATTCACATATTCTGCGATTTCATCTTCATTCTGCTTGATATAGTCGATACATTGTTGCATGCTTTCGGTAACAGGAGCTTCATGTGATTTCATTATTGATACCTTCTTTCTATTATTTTAGTGTACGCGATTCGCACATATTAGCAAAAGCCGCCCACCCGGTAAAGGGCAAGCGGCAAGAGGTTAAGATTTGATGTAAAGCGACGTACCCTTGAACGGATTCAAGAGACCGGGCTTATATTTAGTGCGAACATACTCTGCAATTTCGGTATCCGGCATTGCGTTCAGAACGTCAAGCCAACATTCAGCATTGATGGCCATGAGACCACCCATGCTAAGTGCATTTTCACAGTGCTTGATGTCGGAGGCAAACTCGCCGTGAAAGTCACAGGACTCCGCAGCCTTAACGATGCGGTCAAAGTCGTACATTCCGAGACCTCCTCACTGGCACATTGCCTTGAGGTCGTTCTCACTCAGAACAGGCACACCCAAAGCGTTCGCCTTATCGAGCTTGGAACCGGCAGCTTCACCTGCAACGAGATAGCTCGTCTTCTTGGAGACACTTCCGGAGACTTTGCCGCCATGCGCTTCGATATAAGTCTTGGCTTCATCGCGACTCATGGAAGGCAGTGTACCGGTAATAACGAATGTCTTGCCAGCGAGCGGCGCAGACTCATCATTGGCACCTGCCGGAGCATGGTAGTCAAGATTGACACCGGCATCATGCAAAGTATTGACTTCCTGCGTAAATTCAGCGCTGGAAAGCATCGCATCGAGCGCAGCATAGATAGCATCAGAAAAGCCGGGAATGTTGCACTCCTTGATGGTATCTACATTGAGCGTGGACAGTGTCAGAAGGTTGCCATTCGTAGCCTTGCACTGAGTAAACAGCGCACGAGCAACATGACCGCCGATGAGACGGTAGCCAAGGCCCTTGAGGACGCGGTCGGCATTCTGCTCCTTGGACTTTTCGATGGCAGCAAGAACCTTTTTGGCAATCTTCGCGCCATACATGTTGGTCAGTTCACCTTCCTCCTCATAGAGCCAGTACAGGTCAACGGGGTTCTCAATGAACCGGCTGTCAACCAAGTCCTGAATCATCTGAGGGCCAAGTCCCTTGATGTCCATGCAGGGCTTCGAGGCAAAGTGGATAACGCGATTCACAGTCTTTGCCGGGCAAGCGTCATTGGTGCAGTAGAGGTCCACAGAACCGTTGACCGGTGCGATAGGCGCACCGCAAACGGGGCAGACCTGCTTCGCCATGTCATAAGGCACAGCGTCTGTCGGGCGCTTTTCCAGCTCCACCATCGTGATTTTCGGGATGATGTCACCGGATTTGTGCAGGACAATCGTGTCACCGATACGGATATCCAAAGTCTTGATGAAGTTGGCGTTGTTGAGCGTTGCACGCTCCACACGAGTACCAGCAAGCTGGATAGGGTCAAAGACAGCAACAGGAGTGACGCGGCCAGTACGACCTGTCTGCAACTGAATGCTGCGCAAGACAGTTCCCTTTTCTTCGGCGGGATACTTGTATGCAATAGCCCATTTCGGGGTTTTGGTGCGCTCGCCCATCTTCTGGCGAATGCTCAGTTCATCGACTTTGATGACTGCGCCGTCAATCGGGTAATCGATATCATAGCGTTTTTCCTCAATGTCGTGAATGGCTGCCAAGATGCTATCAATGTCATTGCAATGAGCGTAATAGGTGGTCTTAAAACCGCAGATGTCACGCAGATAGTTCAGCTGGTCACAATGATACGGGCTGAACTGTGCTGCATCACCATTGTTGACGCTCTGAACATTGAAAACGAACACCTGCAGATTGCGTTCCCGTGCAATAGACGGGTCAGCCTGACGCAGAGAGCCAGCAGCGCAGTTGCGGGGATTCGCAAAGAGCTTCTTCCCTGCTTCCGCCTGCTTTGCATTGGCTGCTTCAAAGTCCTTTTCCGACATATAGCACTCGCCACGGAGTTCGATTTTGCCGATACCCTTGGGCAGCTCGATGCTGCGAGGCAGGCAAGTGAGGGCTGCGACATTGGCGGTCACATCCTCACCGACATGGCCGTCACCGCGCGTCGAAGCCTGGGTCAGATAGGCAAGACCATCGTCAGAACGTTCGTAGACAAGAGACAAGCTCAGACCGTCGATTTTGCGCTCCACAGAGAAGGTCACATCGGAGTATTCAGCTTTCACCGAATCCACAAAGCTGCGGACCTCATCATCGGAAAACACATCAAGCAGAGAAAGCATCGGTACACGGTGTTCAACCGGAATACCGAGAACACGCTTGCCGCCAACAACCTGCGTAGGACTGTCAGCGGTCACGAACTCAGGATGTGCCGCTTCGATATCACGAATCTCGTGCATCACGGAATCGTATTCCTCATCCGTTACAACCGGAGCATCCTGCTCATAGTAGGCGGCACTCCATTCTTTGGCTTTGGTGCAGAGATTATTATAATGTTCCTTGATGGAAGAAATAGACATGTTGTTAGACATAACATTTTACCTCACATATGTATTGTTTTGTTTTTTGTGAACCTCCCCACCTAAGCCTTACGGCTATAGACGGGGCGTGCGCTCTTCATAGTTCATCAAAGGGTAATGGTTTGAGATTCCGTTGTGGCCTGGCTGACATCTTCAATACCATCCACGAAAACTGTTGTTCTGATAAGGATACGGAAAGGAACGCCCTTTTGCCAGGTGGTGTTTGCACGGAGTTCATCCACCAGGCCAATCAGTGCCTGCATCTTGAGCATTTCGATGGTATAGCGAGTCGGAATCATGGTTCGGGTCGTCTCGAGATAAAAATGCCGATTTTTCTCATTGTATCCGAGAGAATCGTTCGTAACATCCATTTTTGCAACAACGGTGTAATCGCTCTGCGGGACATCGTTGAACGGCGTGAGAGAATCATTGAGAATCTGCATGCGAGCGTCGAACTCTTTGATGATGCGAGCCTTCTCTTTCTCATAAATCTCGTCTGCCTGTCGAACCTGCTCCCGATAGCACTTCACGCACTCTTCTTTCGTGTAGAAGATGTTGACGGAAGTGCCGGAGCAGCAGCGATACCCGGTGTTGTCCAATGGGGCAATGACGGTTGAAGAAATCTTACCCCGATTTACCGGCCGAAAATAGACCGGAGAATAATAGATGGTTTTGCTCGTTTCTTTTGCGTCCGTTACAACAACCGGGGTAGGTTTGATGTTACGAATCGGCTTTTTGGTCGGGTCCGCATTTGCGCGATAATCGCAAATCCAGACCATTTTGCCGAGGACGCTTTCAAGGTTCTCAACATAATCGTACATGCCGAGGTCATTGGTCTGGCGCGTAGGATTCTTTTCTCCAGAGCCCTTAATCATCAGCTTGACGGCATTTTTAGCGAGGTATTCATTCAGCTTCATGGTATTTTCCTTTCTTTCAACGAGCGTTTGTGAGTACGGCAACAACCAGCTCCTCGTAGTCTTCGATGGCACAGTAGATGTCAGCGAAACCATAGGCGTGGCCACGGTCGTAGGCTTTTTGCCAAAGAACAGTTGCAGCCTTTTTGGAAATGCTGCGTTTCGTTTTGGCTTTGATGTCTTCCTGAATTTGAAGTTCGATAGCTTCCGAGATGTGTTCGATTTCTGCATTCTGCGCCTTTTTCAGCCGAGAGCATTCCGCATCCCAGGCTTTCTGTCGGCGAACGACCTCTTCCCTGTTCCAGCGCACCGATTTCTCTTCGTCGATGATTTCACCGTCTTTCGGACGTTTAGAGTTGGGCTTAGTAGGTCTCTTCCAAGCGGTTTCAAGTCGGTTGCCAAGAGCCGTCCATATGCAACCCATTATAACACTCCTTTTTTTGTACGCAAAAAGGCGAACCTCCCGGTGTGGGAAGTCCGCCTTAAAGCGAAGTGTGAATTGTACGAGCACACAGTGTGCTTAGTAGATGGTATCTATCGTACAAGCTAAATTATACGGGTCTCGCACGAAAGCGCAAGATTATTCATCCATTGCTACAGTCACCAAACAGCAAATTATATGCTTTTTCGATTTCAGAATCAGACATGGCCTTCCCTTTTTCTTCAATGCTGTGCAGAATTAGAGTCTTGTCACTCTCCGCATCCGGCACGAAGCCAAGAATCACATCCAGTTTGTTGCGATTTTCGTCCTGCGCAAGATACTCTTTGATTTCGGACCACTGCGCATCACGCTGGTTCAGAGCGTCAACGTTCTGGACACAGAACGGGTACTCACTTTGCGGCATAGCACCGGAAAGGTATTTGGTATCGTCGCAATACATCTTGATAAGCCGGACAATGTAGTTCCTTTCTGCTTTGGTTCTTGAAGTCAGAATATTGTTTGTACTCTGGTACTTGTAGTTATCCCCAACAGCTTCCAACGACTCTGCAATCTGTCGAAAACTCAGCATTTCGTTTGTGGCCTTGTCATGCTGTGACACGGTGGAAGCATAGTATCCTTGTTCCGTTTCGTTTGCTTCTACCACGGCAGCGAGATTCGAGTCAATATGGATGAGCCGTTCACTGTTATCCCCTTGCGCACGAATTGTGTTGTTCACTTTCGCAATCCAACTGTCAGTTTCCGTAGCATCATCGCCCGCATAGAGGTAGGTTACAATATCCGGGTTAGTAGGGTTCGGAAGCTCCGCACAAGCCAAGGTCAGATTTCGCCCGTATTCTTTTGCCTGAAGGTACATGTTCGGATAATCGTCTTGTATTGTCTGAGCGATTGCCTCAACCTCGGCCTCGTCTTTTTCAATGACAAGGCCGACAGTGGCTACCTGCTCTTCAATGTTGAGCTGCTTCAAAATATCCTCAAGGTCGAATACAATAGCTTCCTTGTTGGTTGTATAGAATCGGATTTTCATAGATTTTCCTCCTGGCAACAATAAAAAAGGCAGGCCCTCGGTTGGAAGGTCTGCCAAAAAACAGTTTGAGAATTGCAAAAAGGTCATTGTGCGGCTTTGACAGCTACGTTTATCATTGTGTAGGCAATATCCAGGAGCCGAAACGCAAGAACTCCAAAAGATAATGCTACCAGCAAAAAGCAAAACACAAATTTTTGTTTGTTCTCACCCTGGAAATAGTACATTCCAAAGCAGGACGCGATGAGAACGCAGAGAAACACAACGACCCAAATAATATCAGCCATTGTCCTGATTTTGATTCTGCTGAGTCGGCGGGGTCTTGACTTCAGCAGGAGCATTCGGAGTCTGATACTGAACATTCTGGCTCGGCTCTTTGGGAGTTTCGGGGGCCTGGTACTGAACAGTACTGGGGTTGCTCTGCTGTTCGGCTTTCTTTTTCTCATATTTGGTCTTGAGCTGAGAATAGGAATAGCCATCCTGCGGGATACCGTGATACTCATAATGGCCGAAAGCAAGAATCATGTTGAACACCGGATTCAGAAGGCAAAGACCAATCGTGAAACCAATACCTTCACCGAACGCAACAGCTTTCTTGTAGTTGGTAATAGCACCGATGATGAGGGCAACAACCAGGAACAGATTGCCGAGCAGCGGGATGCCAGACAAAAGGCTCAGCAAGACCGGAATCAGAAACAACCAGCCGTTCCCCCAGTAAATGTTGAATTCGATGTAGTTGCTGTAGAACGGGACGATGGATGCCCAGCCAGGCTGCCCGGCCTTCTCAAAAATTTTCCAATTGGCGACGATTTTGAGCACAAAATACGCTACCACCAGAAGAATCACCGTATAGAGCATACCGCCCAAAAGATTCAATGCGCTGTAAGAATTGTACATTTTATATTCTCCTCTTCCGGCATATGAAGCCGGTTTATTCCTTCGTTTCGTTTTTTAGCTGCCGCTGCCGTTCTGCAAGTTCTTTGCCGCGTCTGACCAGTTCCGCATATTGCTCTTCAGTCAACTTGCGAGGCGGCTTGATTTTGACCCATTTCTTGGGCATATCTGCCTCCATACACCAGTCCTCATCCCGCGTGATTTTAACAGCATCAGGGTACTCTTTGGCAAGCTCTTTTAGCTGTTCCATACGAGCTTTGTTGCAGGTGTAGTAGGATGCTTTCTTCTCCGCATCATTGAATGTGATGATGGTTTCGCGTTCCCAGGGCCCATCAGATGCCTGCGTGGCCACTTTTTTATCGGGCATGATTTTTCTCACCTCAATCGAATAAAATTGCCGACATAGCAGGGCCTTCGCAGATATACCCGCTCGCCTCGGCCCATTTCGGCGTCATGAGCTTGCCATTTGTTTTCACAAGCACCATCTTCCGAGCAGAGGTATTCAGGAATTCCGCCGGAGCCCAGTTATTTCGCACAACGACGATAGCATTGTCGTCCGCGTTCTCAAGCATATGCTTCAGCTCTTTTACCGTCACCGTGTCACCTCCCGTTCAACACATCATCCAGTGCCTGCAAGAAAACTCTGGATTCCTCATTGATTCCGCCGCGACACAGAACTTTCGCAATATCATCAAATCTTACCAGGTACATATTTTCTTCACCCATATACCCTTGCGGCCAGGGAACCGCATAGTAGTTGTGCGGAAAAGAACTTGTGTCATAGCCGACCACAATATATTTCTGGTCTGCAACATTTTTCACCGTCAGGATAGTCCCAAGCGGTAACGCGTCTTTCATGGAATGAGTAGTTGCAGGCATGATTCTCTGAATTTTCAAAACAGCACCTCCCTAATTTTCATTTTATGAGAGTCGCACATTTGCGCAAGGAAACTGAAAACAAAAAAAGCGGCCGCTCCAAAAGGAACGACCGCAAAGATACGAGTCAGATATTATTCATGGGAATCAGCTCTCCTGAAATCAGAAAGTTGATTCTCAGTGGAACACTGCACGAAAGGAATTCCCTTGCGCGGATTCACAAAAACGTCTGTGGTCGCAAACGCATTGCCAAAATCCATAAATTTTGTGCGCAGGGTACACCGTCTATAGTCGCTTGCGACTTAGGCGGCGAGGAATGCGCTGACTAAGAGTATATTTGAGGTACACTCAGTAAATGCAAATACCCTATGTCTCCTTTCTTGAGTTTTTAAGATACTTTATCCCACGCAGAGCGCATGGGGCTTATCGTTTTAATATTTTTCAGCTTTTTAAGGCTTGTGGATTTTTTACCGCTTTTTGATGGCGTTTTGAATTCTACGTTTACAGAACCATTCTTTTTGGTATGAGTGCCATGGACAGTAAGAATTTCCCCGTTGAGAGAAACCAAATCACCGGGATTGAGGGCCACTTTCTTGCGACGTAGCGCACGATAGCCTTTACGAATCCTTTTTCCACGGTATTTGTGCAAATTTTCAGAATCCTTTTTATGGCTGCGGTTGATTCTACCGTTGAAGAGCTCTTTTCCAGTAGCTATTTCTCCTGTACGAATGTCAATGTAGCGAGAATCATAAAACTTTTCAAGGATGCGATTATTACGCCTTACCTTTTCATAATGTTCAAACGTACAGCGGCAGTTTGGATGAAACTCGCCCATTGCATACGCATCGTTGTTATGACTCTTTTCAAGATGAAGGGCAATTCGCTTTTCCTTGGTCATCGCGCCATAAGTGAATGTGACGAACGGCTTTCCAAAAGCAGCGTAAAGTTCATTAACGATTTGCCAGCGTACAGTGTTCATAAATGCTGCACCAGAAAGGTTGGCAAACTTTATATCTTCACCGAATCCATAGAGCTTGCCGCCTTTTTGATGGTTAGCTGGTGTATGGCACTTCTCGCATACTGTTATAAGCTCGCTGAGACTATTGTCATGGCGACCTTTCCAATAAAACATGTGATGCACGTGCAAAATTGCACCTTCACTGGCTTCGCGCCCACAAACTTGGCAGGTGTAGTTATCACGGTAGAATACTGCTTCCCGCAAGGTTGCTAAATTGTAGCGAGGGCCTTTTTGATAATCTGCGCCTTCTGGTGTAGCTTTACCTTCCTCGATTGCTTTTACAAGCATTGTGTCGAAAGAACCAACTTCAACGGTTGCATGCGTAATAGGCACAACTTCGCAATACATTTTAATGACATTGACGTTGAGTTCTTTCTTATGTTTAAGAGAGGGTGCAAGCCAGCCTTTGTCACGTTTGCGGTTGTCAAAGCGCTTTTGGCGGTAACGTAGCCTGTTTCTGCGAGTTCGGCGCATTCTACGGCAAGCATCGTGACAGCTTTTCTCGTCTTGCAATGTATCATACTGTGCAGATACATACTCGTGAGATTGGCTTTTCACACTGATGCCGATGTAGTTGTAACCGACGTCCTCACAGATTTCAATGGGTTGAATATTCGTTTCGCTGTCATACAGTAACTGAATAGTAAATGGATGATGCTTAATGATTTTTGCTTTTCCGTCTTTCAGAAGATGGCGTACCTTGCCAAGACGGATAGTCGGCATCAGGCGTTCGCCATTCTTACTGAGAACACAAGCGCAAGTGCTCATGCAAGGTACTCCTTTCGTATAATAGTTGTAAATCGATAAGTCAGGGCTTGCGCCCTGTGGTCCACATCGCCAATGTTGTTATACCGTTTTAGCCTTTCGACATGACGTTCGCACTTCTCCTACCCTTAGAGATGTTTAACGAGCCGTCCGCAGTGCTTACCACTTGTGGAGCATGAGTAAGGTGCCTATATTATTAGTACACAACGTAGTTTCCTGCCGCTGGAGCAGCAGACTTAGGCTAATCAACCGGGCTTACGGGTTGCCCTGCAAGCCCCATCTATAACCAGCGGACTGGTTAAGGCGGGGTTGTTGACGCAAACCAATCCGATTCATCCTGGCCCTGCTCACCATAAAGATGAATAACAGGTGCCGGAATAATCAAAGCACGATACTCGTGCGTTTTGCACTGTTGTACAGCTTGTACTTGTAAGTTTTAACAACCATGCGCATAAATAGCGTCCTCCTTTCATTTGAGCTCTACTATTCATGATAGGCAATTCGCAAGCACAGGCAAACAAAAGCTGCCTATCCGAAGATAGACAGCAACTATTTTTTTACTTAGACACCTTTCACCCCACGACTAAAGTCGTAGAGCTTCTGGCTAACTTTTATAGCGATACAAATGCGTTAAGCACATATGAATCATTACAACATGAATGTGTCAATTCTGATTGTTACCCTCAGAATGTTTCTTTAGTGTTGGCCTTTCACCCCACGGTTGAAACCGTGGGCTTTCCCAGCCTTCATTTTGTAAAAGTCAGGAACTTACCGTGTTCGCCTTGGATGTAGAGTTTCATGGCTTACTTTTCCTCCTTTTTCTTGTCGGCGTTCAGAATCTTTTCCAGAACGTCGTTATAAAAATCGTCAAGGAACAGACCGGTTTCTTCATCCGCTTCCGGAGCAGTGAAAACACCGTCTCCTTCAGCTGAATCCTGTACAGCGTCGAAGACACCGACTGCGCCCCAAAGCTCATCGGCCAGATGGTCATAGCCGAGGTCCTTTACTTTTGCCGAGAGGTCAATCAGCAGCATTTTCTGCCGAAAGAACTTGTTCATATCCAAGCCAATGTAGGGTTTCGCTGCAACATTGTTTTTCTGAGACTTTACTTTGAAAATGCCCCAGTCAAAATTGCTGTCTGCGCCGTACATATACCCGGATGCGAGGCAGAAGCCTTCAGCAGCACTGTCCTCAACGTTGATACCGACTTCATAATCGCTGCCGGAATCTTCATCCAGGTTAATCGCAGAGCCTGTTGCCTTTTCGTACTCTGCCTCAATGTCAGTTTTCATGGCTGCCAGTAGAGCGTTGAAATCGGTATTCTGGGAAAGCAAGTTCATGCTTTCGCCTTCCTGATTTTTGATAAGAATGAACATAGTATTTACCTCCTGATAATTAAATCATGCTATCAGACAATTTGTCGATAGTCGCTGTGATGGTTTCGTTTTCCATCTGAGCCATACGCTCAAACAGATGAGACCAGTCGATGGCATCATGGACACGCTTGACAAACGCATCATAGGTGCCACCGGCCTTCATCATTTCAATTTCAGACTCATAGCAGCCGGACTCCTCAAGTATGAACTTGATATCGTCGGTTGGGTTGATTTGTATTGTTGCTTCGTACTCATTCATTTTGATTATTTCCTTTCTTTTATACGCAAAAAGGCGAACCACCCAAATGGGAAGTTCGCCTAAAGCGCATTGTTAAGTGTGCGAAGGGCAGGATGCCTTTTCGATATCTGTTATCTATCGTACATTTTTGATTATAGGCCGTTCGCATAAATCCGCAACAAAAAACCGCCACCCAAATGGGCAGCGGTAATGAAAAATTAAATTTCAGCGCAGAACATCGCGAGTTTCTGCCACAGCAAATAGGTGCTGTATCTCATGCGTACCTTTTCAGGAACACCAGTAACCAAACACCATTTGTGAGCAATGGCTTTGATGCGGGGAATCTGCCTCTGTTCGGCTTCGGTAAACGTCTTGCTGTATAGTCTGCGACGGCGTCCGGAATTCCAAAAGGCTCCTTCCATCGTTTCGCAAATCAGAGCGTACGCCAAATTGCTTTGGGCTTCTTCGTGAGTCAATGTAACCATCGTTTTCATGGCTGTCACCCTGCCTTTCTCTCATTGCGAGCCATATGCAGCGCATAATCAAGCGCGTCAGGGTCATCGGCCAAGAATTTCGTTTTCTGAAGTGTACCAAGCTTGGGATGCTTCAGAATCGTATAGTTGCCATTGTTCTGGACAAGGGAACCTTTATCATAGACAAGCTCGACCTTTTCGGCAGGTACTGCGTAACGGCGAATGCGGTCACATTCATCCGCATAGTTGATGGGAGTGATATAGCCAACTGGCTTTTGTCCTTCCATCCCTGTCACAGTGACCAGAAAAGCCTTAATGGTCCGGGCTTCTTCCTCTTCCTGCTCATCATAGTATTTGAACGTGATGAACATGGGAGTATCTTTCTTGTATGCATCTTCCTCAGGGCAGAGATACGTTCCACAAGAGCGGCAGAACCAGAGCATCGATACGGGCTTTCCAGTTTCTTGTGCTTCTTTGGCATGGCGCTTAAAAATCTTTATGTCCAGCTTGAAATCCTCGGTGTAATGCTCAACCGTGCTTTTCACGATGAGTTTCAGAAAATCACAGATGGAAATAGCGGTCATAGTCATATTGGAAGTCATAATAAAATCTCCTTTTTAGTCAACCATAACTTTAGAAATATTCATGTCATAGCGGTTGAATTTAGAAATATAGTCAAAAATGGTATTTACTTGAGCTTTTGTTGCGGTTTTGGTCTCATCCATATCGAGGAATGTATTGCCCATCGAAGGATTACGAATGGCAATCCAACCGCGTTTATATAGGAAATCGAGACCCTTGCCGCTCCAGTCATACGCCATATTGAGAACTTCATGGTCAGAAAGACCAAACGTTTCTCGATTGCGCATGATGATGCGGCCAGCCAGGGCAGCGTGCTCGCCAAACTCGCAGGCATACCAGGTGCCATCGGGAGCAATCAGACCATATTCGGTCAGCTGATGCTGAATGGGTCTATCACTGATATAGCTGTTGTACAGTCGCTGACGGCGTTCAACGGATGTGCCTTTCATGTTTGCTTCAATCCAAGAGGCAAGCTTGGTCCAAAAATCGGTTTTGTAGAATTCCGGGTTGGATTCCTGCTCAGGAAGCGGTTCGCCATTGAATTCTGCAACAAGGTCTGGGTGGGTAAAAAGCCATGCACCGTTGTTGAATGCATCAGAATAACCCGTTTTCCCATAGAGGAAGCACTTGATACCGTCATAGCTGCAATCGATATAATGATGTTTTGCATTGGCGCAGAGCGTTTCATAGCTATCAGTCATAGCAAAGCGGTCAACATAATTGAGCGGATGTGCAATCATATCCTCACGAATTTGATTGACCAGCATCTTGTGTTGAAGCTCCTCAACCTTCTGCCCGAGGGAACGAACATGAACATTGTCATCGACAAGTTCAAACTCATTGACACCAACAAGTTTTTTCCGGCCTTCGATAATGTCCTGGCAAACATGCCTTTTTTCTTCCTCGTTGCCACCCATCATGCAGGAGAGCAGCAGCTCCTCACACTTTTTATACGGCTTGTCCATATTCCAGAACCAGTCACGTGCAATGGCGGTGAGGAACTCACCATCCATACTGAAATGTAGTTGTTCACCCATGTTGGGTAACCTCCCCAATTGTTATGTGTTGTTCTCGACAAAGTCTTCGCATTCCTCGCTGGTCAAAACCACGCCGAAATAGGCAACACGCTTGACGGTGGTTTCCCACACGCGAACGGTGCGTGCCATTGGCTGAACGACCCAGGAATGACAGCGCCAGAGCCCGTCTTCGGAAAGAGCATACCCCGTTGCAATAAAGCACCGGTCTTTGTTCTCATACCAAAGGCGTGCGGAATTGTAATGGCACTGGCAATCCTGACCTTTTCTCATATAGCTGCTGCCATAAAAGAATTGGCCACGTTCGAGAATTTTCGGGGCATCTTCGTCGAACTGCGTCATGCAGACTTCGTCCCCACCAAAAGTGAGAATTTTGTCATGCAGCTTCCTCATGGCATCGAGCGTTTGAGCGTCGAAGCCGGAAGCGGTATTGTAAATCTGGCTTTTGGTAAGCCGCATTTTCCAATCCTCGTTCATCGGATTCCAATGAATGGGAACCGGCATCTGGTTGGCTTCATAAATTGGGTGCTTTGCACTGTTCCAACTTTTCATGCTGCATTCTCCTTATTATGAGTGGTTACGACCTTTTGCTTTGAAGGCTTAACAACCTTGAGCAAAACACCGCAGCACTGATTCAAAGCGAAAACGCTCAGAAACAGCATCACGATATCGGTCACATTCAAGCTTTGCGCCAATGCGCAAATGCTGAAGAAAACCCCCAGGATGAGATAGACGGCGAGAAATTTGACGAAGGCATTGATTATCTTGTTTGTATTCATGATGTTTTCCTTCCTGTCCGCTGTTAGCGAAGCATATCAATGATTTTTTCTACAAGTGCGTCATCCGTAACAAACTGGTTGCGGCCCGTTGCGCCGAGGTCATAGGATGAAAAATCCCTCATGTCGGCGGCGTAGCGAACCAGATTTTTGTCAGATAGTGGCTGATAGCAGCTCTTTTCGGTACAGATGTAGACGCACTTATCGTTGAGTACGTTCTGAATGTGCCCGGAACAGCCAACGCGCTTTCCGTTGATGGTAATGTTGTGAAGGTTGTGGGTCAGCATAAGGTTTGTACTTTCGGTCTCTTTTACTTTTAACTGGTTCAAGAGCTTGCGAGATAAGTAAGCGGTTTTTGCCATTGTAATTTCCTCCTAATTCATTCGAAGTATTTGTAAGCGGCGGTTAAGCGTTTGCGGTACAGGTCCAACGTGGTGAGACCTCCTGCATAGACTTTGCTGGAGGAGATTGTCACGTTGGTTCCTGCTTCCATATGGGAGAAGAACATCGAAAGGCAATCTTCCAAGCTGTCGCTTGTAGTGAGAGTCTCGTACACCGGATACGAGTATTTGGTGGCCTTGCTGTATGTGCTATCAAGCTCATACGCGAAGAACATCACCTGTCCCGTAACGGTGTTGGGGTCATAGCCATTGCCATGGCACCAATTGAACAAGTCCGTTTTTCGGCTGTAAGTCCATTGCAGGAGCCCATAGCCGCCATCCGAAGGGTTTTCGGCTGAAGCGTTAAGACCACTCTCCATTGTCATGCAGCCCATTACTGCAGCAGTACCGGCCTTAGAAAGACCAGCGGACCGCAGAGCTGTGTAGATTTCCAGCTCATTGTCGTCAAGATTATCTGGAATCGTTTCAGTTTCCGGCTCGGGCTCTTCGATAGCTGCTTCTGCGGTCTCAATCCGTGGTTCCGGTTCTGCAGCATCGGAAGATTCGACCTCAGCAGTTATAATTTCCTCCTGCGCTTCTTCGGGAGTTTCCGTTATCGGGAACGCTTTATCGAGCTCATTCACCGTTTCAATGGGAGTGGAAAAAGCGATAGGTTCGGTTTTGGGAGCTATGTTTTCCTCTGCGTGTGCAGGAACAGAAAGCATAAAACCCATGCAGGCGATGATGGTAAAAATACACATCACCGCGACGACAACCAGGACATGCTTGTTCCGAAAAATGCTGTTATTATTCTTTTCGACTTTCATTTTGTGACTCCTTTTTTGTGTCTTTTCCTTGTAGCGGAAGATTGTGATTTGAGATTTGTGGTTTGTTTTGAATTCCTCCTTTTTCTGTAAACAAAAAAAGGCAGGCCCATCATGAAGATGAGTCTGCCTTGAATGAGAACAGAATTATGAATTGTACGAGCACGCGGTGTGCAAAGTAGATGTTATCTGTCGTACAACTTTAATACTATGGAATTCGCAAGGATGTGCAAGAGCTTTTGATGTGCTTCTTTTTCAGGCTTCGTTAAGCCATTTCTGAGTGATATCCATGATTTGATTCTGAAATACCGGGTCCGGCAAGGTTTTGCTGTCTGCCCAAATTGAGTTACGGACGATTGGGTAATTGTATACAACGCCGTCAACGATATAGGGCCAAAGCACCACTTCGCCGCCCACAAGCCAAAGTTTCTGGATTTTGACGGGTTTCTCGTATCTTGTGAGCCAGCATTCACTGGTCACGACAGAATCCGCCACATATTTCTGTGTTTCTTCCTCGGTCAAGAGATTCGGGTCTTCGTCCTTGATGTTGTACATTCGGACAATGAACGGTAACGGCATGTCCTTGGAGTATTTTTTGTTCTGACGCAGCTCAGCGAGCAGGAATTTTGAGACAAAATGCGCAATGCCGATGCTGGTCAGGCAGTCGTCAAGGGTATGCCCAAGACAAATTCTTGGGATTTCCTGGTCCTCCCCTTTCATCCGATTCGTTGGTATCTGCGGAACAACATCGTCCGGCAGGCATCCGGTGTCTGCCATGATATGATAAAGAATCATTGATGTTTCCTCCTGAAATAGAAAAAATAGCAGGCCCTCAAGAATCGAGAGTCTGCTTTGTTTGCACGATTTATTCTATCGTGCAGTAGATGTTTTGCTTGGTCCGCACACGCAGACAGCCCAACAGGCATCGTTCAGAACGTCTTGTCGTCAGGAACTAGCAGATACATCCAGGACTGTGGTGCTCGCTTAACGCCGAGCTCTCGCAGCGACATATCCATAGATTGGACATCAGAAACGTTCCAGCAATAAAGAGTGCCGGACTTATTGCCGTATGCAATCAGCTCATTTGCGGTAAGGCAGCTGTCCTTCACGAATTGAGCGGTCTTTGCGGTCACTTCCGTACCAATAGCATATGCCGGAAGCTCACGCAGGCAATCGAGTGTATTGATGTCACGGCAAACAAATGCGGCAGTCACTTTTCCAGCACCACCGTTAGCTTTGGTTTCGTAGCAAAATACTACAAAAGGATAGCTAATTTCCCACGGCATAGTTTTTCGGACCTCAATAGTCTTTTCTCCGCTCAGAATTTTTTCAAGCCATTGCTTCTTGATGCTGAGAAGAACGGCTTTATTCGAGTTAATTTCAAGGGCTTTATTCATATGTCAACAACCTCCACCTGAAGGAGGGGCTTAAAATCCCGCAGGATTCCAATAATTCTCACTCAATGGATTTTTACAGCACGGTTCCGTCCGTGCGACCAAGTATCTATGAGCTTTCACCGCTGTTGCGGGCGGCATAGTGGGAGTGAGGAAATTGGATTTATGCGGGATATAATCCCAACAATCCAACATTACGTATGTTTATAGCGGCATTGTGGTCGCGGTTATGTGTTGTACCGCAGCCACTGCATGTCCAACTTCTGTCTGCCAGTGTAAGGTCATCTTTTATAAGACCACCATTTCTTAAACTATGTATGCATCACAATGCTGCTTTTTCCAGTACAGGTCATCGATGATATCCGAAAGGTACTGGTTTTGCTTTAAGACGAAAAACGATACCGGATTATGCTTTACGATGAAACCAAGTCCCGTTCGTTCATCGTAAATATCTTTCATGTGGTTCAGCCACTTTGAAAAATTTTTGATATGGGAATTATCTCGAAGCATAAACCTGCCGAACCATTGCTGCTTAATGATTTGTCTTTCCTTTGTTCGCTCTTTGGATTCTTGTTCATTCCATACGATATTGTCAGGTTCGACAATTACATAGGGAATCTTCTGCCTATCCATTTCGTCTATGACGGATTCCGTTTGGCAAACGAAGATAAAATCATATTTTCCTGATTTTGCCTCTTTCATGAAGCTATTTATGTATTCTTTTTCCCATCCGGCAGTTTTTTCATAAGTAGAACTATCACTATCCCGCATTGAATAGCCATATTTGTTTTGGTGATTCGCGAGCCATGTTTTTCCGCAGCCCGCAAATACGCTTACGACCATTGTTCGTCTCATCAATCAGGGCAATTCCTTTCTTTGAAAATAAAATATATTTTGTATGGCAACAAAGACCATAGCGACTATGAAAGCACCACTACGAATAGAGGCGCTCTGGCAGCTAAAAAGAAGCTGCTCACTCCTCCGAAGAGGGTAAAAATCCTTCCCCAAGGTCATAAACGGTTTAATACAGCCACACCTGTCGGCTTTGCCTCAGCTTTACGTGATGTGTTGTCTTAGAGCGTGCAGTTAGGATTAACGCCACACGGTAACTATCTATTCGCTTATAACGGAGTGCTCGAAGCACTTATGGTAGTCAACATATCCTTACGGACACTTCTAAAGTGCAGACTTGCCGGAGCAAGCCTGCGACTTTAGTCGTGGGTTATTGACTTGTTTTGGAGCGTCACCATTTATGGAACGGGTTCAGAAGTCCGGGACGGTATTCGTTATCGACATACATCTTGATGTCGTTATCGTCCAGGGCATCCAAAATGTTCATCCAGCATTCCGCTTCGACGTGCATCTCGCCGTCCATTTTCAAGGCCCTGTCGCACTGAACTAAGTCTGCGCGAAAAGAATTCACATAGAAGCAATCTTTTGCGGCAGCCGCGAACCTGGTAAAACTGTTCTTGGTATTTGTGGTCATAGTATTCATCCTTTCTGAAATATTTTTGTTTCTAATCAATACATACAAAAAAAGAAGCAGGCCCTCAAAAGAGAGTCTGCTTACTTGTGCATGACAGATTGTTAATTTAATGTTCAATTAGGAGGTAAGTGATGGTATCTGTTATGCAATTATTATTTTAGGCGGTTCGCACATTTGTGCAAGTGGCTTTTTTAGCTTCGTTTGTTTTTTGGCATCGCGTTGGTCCAGCCCTTAGATTTGTGTTTTTCAGGGGCATCATCAATCATGGCAAGGATACCCGCGACTTCAGTCGTGGGAGGATTTGCCCATTCACTTCCTTTCGATTAAATAGTTTGTTGCAGGCTCTAATAGTCGCAGTTTTTTAAATGAAATGCTATTCGTAATGGTTGTACCATCGAATTTTCTTAAAGCGAAATATCCCGATGACCTGCGTCCTGAAATAAAACATTCCTGCTCGTTATAGAGCACCTTGTCCCAGAGGCGAAATCCTTTAACGATATAGGGCGCTTGATTTGCTTTTCGAATTCCACCTTTCAAGATTTTCGCTTTATGGATTTGCCGATTGTGGTGTCGAATTGCCTTCGTGCGGTAACAAACACTGCAAGGTTTAGCTAGTGGATGCTTGCTAATACAACGGGCATCGTTAACATGGCTTTTCTTGATGTCGTTTTGTTCACGTAACAACTTGGTTATATAGCCATATGTGTTTTGTACTGGAATATTAAGTTCGTTGCGTAGGCGTGTCAGTAGTGTGTTACGCATGATACCCATAAAAGCCGCATCGCGAAGCGTTTTACCACGTTTTTTGCCGTCAAGTGTTATCTTCCCTTTATGGAGGTTGTTGTGGCAAGTGGTACACAAAGTGATAAGGTTGCTTGGTGCATTACCGCCCACCTTACGGCTTTCAAGGTGATGTACATGCAGCTTGACGGTTTTCTTTGCGGTGGTATGAGCACCACAGCATTGGCATGTATAGTTATCACGCTTCAAAACATACTGGCGTACATTGTATTCGTCGTACATCTCACCGAGTTTGTAGTCAGTTCCAACTGGAAGCGGCTTTCCGGCAAGCATCGCCTTTAAGCGCTGTGTATCAAACTCTGCGGTTTCTACTCTTACAAGAGTGACAGGTAAAATTCGACAGATGCGCTTAATAACAGTAATGTGCTCTTGGATTTTTACTTCCACAGAAGGCGCAAGCCATCCTTTATGCTTGCTGTGAACGCGGTTATCAAATCTCGGCGCACGGTAACGGGTCTTGCGGTTGCGTCTTGAACGACGGCTCTGCCTGCGTGTAGATAGCAATTCTACTACATCGTTGCGAGGAGTGAACTCCTCACTGTAGAGTTCGCGCTTCTCTGTAGATGCAGACAAGCCAACATGCTTGCTGCCCGCATCTACACCAAGAGTGATAGGCTGTTTGTATCCCGCACTTCCATGCAGGAGTTTGATGGTGAACGGCGTGCGTTTTACAACGCAAGCTTTTTGCTGTTTCAACAAGATGCGAGCCTTTCCGGGTGAGCAAGGCATCAAGGGCTCGCCGCGCTTGTTAAGTATATACGCATATTGCATGATGCTATGCTCCTTTCGATAAAATTGCAGCTAAAAGGAAGCTGCTCACTCCTCCGAAGAGGGTAAAAATCCTTCCCCAAGGTCATAAGCGGTTTGATACAACCACACCTGTCGGCTTTGCCTCAGCTTTACGTGATGTGTTGTCTTAGAGCGTGCAGTTAGGATTAACGCCGCACGGTAACTATCTATTCGCTTATAACGGAGTGCTCGAAGCACTTAGGGTAGTCAACATATCCTTTCGGACACTTCTAAAGCGTAGACTCGCTGATGCAAGCCCGCGACTTTAGTCGTGGGTTATTGACGACAAAATCCCTATATGGCAGCCGCATCATAATATCGGAATAAATCGGTGCGTCCTCAGTCTCTGCCAATGTTCTGAGAAATTCCGAAGCGAAATTGTACACGGTTTTTGCTGCACGCCAATAGTTTGCGACGTATGCCATCGAAAATTGTGCGGCAAGTTCCCCATCCATCGCATCGGCGGCAATCTGACCGTTTTGGATAAGGCGGTGCCCAAGTGGAATAAATTCTTTCACATAATAGTCATAGCCCTTATCCAACAGCTTGTTGGCCCCAGAATTCAAAAGAAACTGACTGCTCTGCTCGGCATACCAAAGAGCGCTGTTCACAATGATATTGTCCACAATGATACCTCACTGCCAATACAGTTTTATTGTTCCGTCAGCAAAAAGAATCTGGCTGTACTCCTCGCCGTCAAGGACAATGCAGCGGTCCGCTCCTCGCTTGTGAGCTCCGGTACAATACACGGTTTTATTATCGATAGCCGGAATGGACGGTGCTTTTGCCAAAACCGACTGACCGCGCATGGCGCAGATGTCTAAGAAAGAAATGATGTGGTCGCCCACCCTGGAAGCCTCCAATCTAATTACAGTGCTCTAATTGGGAAAGAACCTTCAGCACGCGGCAGCGGCTCGTTTGTCACTTTCAGAACGGAGCTATCTCGTTTCTCTGTCGCATATCGAATGGTTTTAAGAATCTCGTATGCCAGTTTGCTGTTGTAGGCAAGTCCTGAATTTGAAATACCAAAGTTTCCGTTCCAGCCAACGCCAATCTTTTTAAGCTGTGGAATCAGAAGGTCTCGGGTTTCAATGATACCTACTCCATTCCAACGGGCATCATGGTACGCTTGAAGGTGCTGCTCATCGTTACCAGAAATATCAAGTGCTTCATAGATGACGCCAAATTGACCCATCAAAACACGAGAGTATGTATCCAGCGCATCGGCAACGGCTTTCCAGGAAGAGACATCTAAGCTAACACTGTATTTATATGGAGCGTCCTTTCCCGGCAGTTCCCGTGCATGATGCAGCATGTCTTCCAAGATAGCGCTGCACTTGTTAGAAGAGTCTTTAACAGGAGCCGTTACGTTCACAGCTGTCAGAGCAGCACAAGCACTTGCAATGTTTGCCTCACTTACGCCATAAGCCTCTCCAACCTCTTTGCAGATAGAGGAAAAATCGTTGCTATAAAACGTTATCATGATGGCAAGAGCGTGCAGGATGAAAGAGTACTGCTTGCTCGTGAAATCAATGTACATACGGCAAAAATCCTTTCATTTTCTACACTTTAATTATACCGCGATTCGCAATTTCTCACAACGGAAAGCGTTAAATGGTAACAGTTTATACACATTCTTTTGCAATTGACATTCTCCCCCGCCTAAGCCCAACGGCTATAGACGGGGTACTCTGCCTTCAAATTTCATAGATGAATCAGTGGCAAATGAAGGCACTTTTGCTTTCTGGACAATTTTGTTGCTTTGCTGTATGATTAAAGTACAACAATTAGGGCAATACAAAAATCGATAACGGCGAGGTACTGATAAGATGGACGCGACAATGCAGACGGTTCTCCGGCTCCATGAGCAAGGTATACCTAGAAGAACCATTGCCAAACGTGCAGGCATCTCATTGCAGAAAGTGCGCAAAATACTGATTACAGCCGGGGCATGGTCAGATGAAACATCAGAAAAAATCGGGAAGCTGCGTGCGAACGGTATGTCAGTTCCTGAAATTGCAGAAGAATTGGGTGTAAAAACCAATACTGTTTGGAGCTATTTGCCATACAGCAAAGGCATGTATAATCAAGAATATCCGACCATTAACGCCATTCGAGTCCGAAATTCGAAGCGAAAAGCAAAAGAAAAAGCCCTCACCTGCACGGATACCGCACAGAATGAGGGCAGTGGCGCTTGCTGAAGGATTCGAACCTTCGGACAGTCTCCCATCGTCGGTTTTCTGGACCGATTTCATCAACCACTCGAACAAGCAAGCAGATGGCGCAGAGGGTGAGATTCGAACTCACATGCCGCGATTTCCGCGACGGCAGCTTAGCAAGCTGCTGCCCTACCGTTAGGCGACCTCTGCATAATGCACCTTTTAACGTAGGTGCGACGTAGTGACCCCTGGCAGACTCGAACTGCCGACTCCAGCTTGAGAGGCTGGCGACTTGGACCAACTTGTCGAAGGGGCCTTATGGTGTGCCGGGCTGGATTCGAACCAGCGAACCGAAACGGAGCGGTTTTACAGACCGCCTGCTTTAACCTCTTGCATACCGACACATATGGTGCTCCCGGCTGGAATCGAACCAGCGACACGCGGTTCTTCAGACCGCTGCTCTACCAACTGAGCTACAGAAGCATGGTGACCCGTGTGGGTTTCGAACCCACAATAACCTCCGCCGTGAAAGGGCGGCAACTCTACCAATTCGTCCAACGGGCCATATATAGCCGCAATCCTGCGGCGAGGGTTTATGCGATGACAAGGATGTCATCTATTTTGGTATCCAGCATCGCTGCCAATATCACAAGGTTGTCGATGGTGGGGAGCGCTGTTCCAGCTTGCCATTTGGCAACTGCCTGCGTGGATACGCCGAGTGTATCTGCCACATCCTTTACCTTGATGCCTGCTGCCTTTCGCAGGGCCTTGATATTGGCACCTGTCTGCTGGATATCAATAGTAGGAACGTTCATTTTTCTTGCTGCCTTTCTGTATTGCAGGCAACAAAAAAGCTGCCTGCCGAAATCTCGACAAGCAGCTATGACATGCAGTTATCGCTTAGAAGACGCACCGCATCTGTACATGGTCTGTTTTTGCCTGTCGAGGAGTATGAGAAATAAAACTGCGTTCAAAGGACATGAACTCAGAATATTCGTAACTATACTCATACGACATGACATTAACAGTGTTGCACAGCATTTTGGGGTATCTCCTTTCGTTTCGTTCTGATATTATTATACCATGTTTTTGCACATCTGCAATCAACTTGTGGTTTAGTTTTTTGGTCTGTATACTCTCCAAAACAAAAAGCCGCCTCTTATGTGAGGACGGCTTTTCTTATTGTGGCAGGGGTAACACGACTCGAACATGCAACAAGCGGTTTTGGAGACCGCTGCTCTACCACTTGAGCTACACCCCTATATAGATACTCCAGCTGGGAGTCGAACCCAGAGTAAAACGGGACTTAAAGCCGCCGCGTTTGCCAGTTTCGCCACTGGAGCATATGGCGGGTTGTGCAGGATTCGAACCTGCGGCCCACGGATTAACGGTCTGTTGCTCTGCCAACTGAGCTAACAACCCATAAATGGCAGTTGTTGTACTGCCGGACATGGTACTCCCCGAGGGATTCGAACCCTCAAAACGGTGCGGTTTGAGCGCACTGTGTCTGCCAATTTCACCAGAGGAGCTTATGGCGGGCGTAGCAGGATTTGAACCTGCGACAAACGGATTAACGGTCCGCCGCTCTGCCTACTGAGCTATACACCCACAAAAGCGGCAGATAATGCTCTGCCGGGCATGGTGCGCTCGCGGGAAATCGAATCCCGAACACCCCGATTAAAAGTCGGGTACTCTACCGATTGAGTTACGAGCACTTGTCGCGCATCTTCCGTGCCTTGCTTATGGGAACACAGCTTTGAGGAATCTCACTTCCGATGCGCATGAAAGTGAGCGTTGGTCGAGAATGGTCGAGTCGAACAACCGTTGTCAGGGTCAAAGCCTGATGCCTTACCGTTTGGCGAATCCTCGAATATACATTATGTATAATAGCATACACTTTAATAAGCCTGGCTGGAATTCACTCCAGCGGCATTAGAGTGACCTGATTCTGATTTTCTGCATCAAAAAAGCACCCATCAGGCGTTGTGCGTCTGACAGGTGCTCATATCGTGCAGAGTATGGAAAACAACCGATACTTGGATGATTTTATTCAACCATCACTGCACTATGATTTGCACAAACAGACAACACAAAACAGCCGAAGAGATTCCAATTGCTCCACAGCTTTTGCGATTTATTCTGTTTGTTCATCATAGCAGCAAACATCGTGCAATTTTCCTTTCATCAAATTCAGCGTCTTAATTATACAATGTGTAAAAGACAAAGTCAAGGCTTTTCATAAAAATAATAGCAGGCCCATGCTCATTGTTTGACCGGTCTCCAAACAGCAATCTGCGCTATTGCATTCGAGAACGGTATGCCCTCACACGAACACAATTCGCTTAAAGCCTCAGCCATCCTGGACTCATAGTCAGCCAAAGCCAGGTCGATGGGCACCTTGATTTCAGCAGAACCATTCGTTGTTTCCAGAACGGGAGTCCTCGTGCTTTTCCTTTTGACGCTCCAGTTGTTTGCCAGCAAGTAGTCGTACAGTGCATACGGATTAACTGCGCTTATACCTTCTCTCGATGACAGTATCGTATATGCCCGCTTGTATTTTCTGGTTCTTTCCAAGTCCCTTTTAGTTGGAGTGTGAGGGAGTCTGGTTAAGTCCATATTGCTGCGCAGGTCCGAGAGCTTTACTTTGACAGCAATAGAATTTTGCTGAATATACCAAAGATATTCAGCATACGATATACCCTTGCTATGGGTCAACGTACTCACAGTGTCAGCAACCTCTTTTGGAAACCCCGTTCTGATGTCTTCTATTGTGACGGACGTATCTTCGACCGTATCATGCAGAAATGCCACAGCCTCGGCTATTGGGTCACCTTTTACGCCTACTGCTACAACCGTAACGTGCGCTTTGAAGTAATCCTTCCCCGCCTTGTCTTTTTGCCCGGCATGAGCCTTAACAGCCCAAGCTCTGGCTTTGGCAACCATCTCAATGTCAGACTGTTTTGTCATGGCGTTTCCTCTTAATCTGCTTTTTCTCTAGTATACATAACACTATTCGATATAGCAATCTGTTGCCTTGTGTTGCTCACAAAAACAAAAAAGCCGGGAAGCCCCGGCAAGCATGGCGGCCAGAGTGGGATTCGAACCCACGGACGTTTGCGGCGCCGCTGGTTTTCAAGACCAGTTCCTTAAACCACTCGGACATCTGACCATAAAAGGATGGGGCGGGACCGAAATCCCGCCCCACAGCAAGGAGAAAAAACTATCGATTACCGTTAGTTAGAGGATGGCAAATTAGTGGATGCCCAGGGAAGCGGCATAAGCGGCTTCACGCTTTTCAGCAGCAGCCTGAGCTTCAGAGGTAGAAGCGTACTGGGGTTCATTGCCAGCCAGAGTGCCAGCATAACCCTTGACGCCATCAGCGCCCTTGACAGTCAGGACTTCGTGACCACAATGGTCACAGACGTAAACGTTACCCTTGCGGGTCCAGTTGTGATAGCCACAGCTGGTGCAGACGGTGTACTCATTGCCCCAGGTGCCATTGGCAATAGCGGCGGCAATTTCACCATGCTCAGAGACTTCAACGTTTTTGCGAGGAGCGGTCGGAGTAGTGGTGGTAGTACCGTTGCCCTTGTTGGAGCCGGTAGAAGTGTTGTCCTTACCGGTGTTGTCCTTGTCGGGGGTCACAACGTCACCCTTGTTATCAGGAGTGGTGGTGCCGCTGTCGCCGGTATTGTCGCCCTTGTTGTCGCCCTTATCGTCGGGGTTGGTGACATCGCCCTTGTCATCGCCCTTGTTGTCATCCTTGCCATCATCGGGAGTGGATGCAGAAGTGGCTTTCAGGGTCAGGACGTTGTCGTGGATGTCGTCGCCCAGGTAGTAGAACAGGCGGTCATGGTTCAGGCTCTTGCTGGATGCGGCGTAAGTATCACCGGAATCCGTGGTCCAGGCTTCAACGCTCTGACCATCAACGCTGCCGGGGAAAGTGGCAGTGTCAGTTTCGGTCAGCACAGTGTTGCCGTCAATCTGATAGTTGATGGTGATGGAACGCGGATTACCTTCGGCCGCATAGCAGGAAGTGATGCCGTCAGCGGTGAACCACTGGTCAACTGCATCGTACGGCAGAGTGTCGCCGGGATAGTAGTTGTAGGTGTAGCCGCCGTGGCCCTGCAGGGTAATCCAGTAGCCGTAGTCATACTGACTTGCCGGGAACGTCATAGAACCGCCCGGAGCCAGGTCCTGGGAAGAACCGTTGCTGAAAGAGAAATGATAGGTGTCACCGGTGGCTGCGAATGCTGCGACAGGCAGACAAGTTGCCATCATACCGGCTGCTGCAATCCCTGCGATTGCTTTGATGATTTTCTGATTACTCATGTTGTGTACTCCTTTGCTTTTTTGATTTTTTCGTCTATTTATCTGCATTTATTCAGATACCGGTTTGAAAGAAATCAGCCGCAGTATCGCTGCGTTGCCCACCATCTGCCACGTGGAGGCTTTCTCATAGATGGTTGACGAAGCAGATATGTGCTTCGCCAGTGCCGCAACCGTCTTCGCCACTCGACACAATTCCGGTTTGAATTTATCCCCGTAAAATCGCATGTCCATGCTGCGCGGAGAGGATAAAATTCTTCGTGGTATGGTTTCGGAGTTCCGCGCCTGATTGGCCGTACTACACGCAATGCAGTACAATACCCCAGATACCTTTGGCGAAAGGAAGCGAAAGGGTGTCTGGATGGAGAAGGGAGATGGCCTCGAACCATCGATACCCTGCTTTGCGGCAGGTGCTTTATCCAGCTAAGCTATCCCTCCATGATGGCGGGTCAAGCCCGCCAAATAACGTTACGCAAACTGGAAGTCGCCGTACTGAGTCACGGCGCGTTCCAGGCGCAGAGGAATGGTTTTTGTGCTCTTCTGAGTGATGTCCTCGCGTGCTACCTGAGCTTCACTCACGCCAGCCGCCTGCAGGACTTCATACAGATTGGAAGGACCAGTACCAGCATAACCACAGGTCAAGCCATTAACCTGAAGCGTGAAGCCGTGCAGATGCGGTGCCAAGCCGGGAACGAAATCGAGTTCAACAATGACCTCGTCGCTCTTGTCGTTTACACGATTGACCGAGATGGCGCGGATGTTCTGATTGCCAAACATTTCAATCAGCTTTTTGGCTGCTGCAGCAGTTTCTATGGTAGTCGTACCTTCAACATTGATGATTGCCTGTTCCATGGAATTCATCTCCTTTCCATTTCGTTTGATTGGGTAATGGGGCTTGATGGCAGATTCGAACTGCCGACCTGCGCATTACGAATGCGCTGCTCTACCAACTGAGCTAATCGAGCACGGCAGGGTGTTTTATGCTGGTTATCACCCCTTCAGCGAGGAAGCCAACCCCGCATCCAGCACCATTCGGCAGCCACGCCGACGGATTCTGCTTTGTGCCCTTTCCGTTGCTTTCCGGTCTCATTCGCGACTAAGGCCGGGACTTACGGATACTATCAGGCGCAACACCTGTTTGCCTATTCTTTTATAGGCTGTCCATTAGCAATTCGGACAGCGGACCACAAGTGGACCATGCTCACCAAGTTTAACGTCGTGGTGTACGGTGACTGCGACGTGTGGAGCAAGTAGCGGGGGTCGAACCCGCGTCTCCGCCTTGGAGGGGCGGAGTATTAGCCGTTATACGATACCTGCATAAGATTGCGGGTGAACCCTCACTTAGCCCCGCCATGATGTTCGTTTAGGAGGTAGTCGGCCCCGAACGCCATCTTTACACCACCTGACAATCTTGCGAATCTCATCGTTGACGATGCGTGAGAATCCAAGAAAGCGCTTGGGTGTCGGTCATCTTCAAATTTTGAGCCCTGTCGTTGATTCCCTGTCAAAGCGGGAGACGACATTTGTTGGGCTGAATGTGAGACTGCGGCGAAACTTACCAGTTGCCGTGCAGCAGTCCCGCCTTTACGGCTGTGTCGCGTCTGGCTGCGCCCCGGCTTCACGGGGATGCTCGTACGTCTGCATGCTTTTAAGACATTCGTCAGCAACTGCTAGAGTCACTGTCCACCACCCGCCACGAGGAGGCCGCCTTAATGGGTGGCATGCTGTCCGCCAGATGTTGTGTATAGCATCGTATCATGTGATTTCGATACATCCAACGGATAGCGTCTGGAGCTGGAAATCGGACTTGAACCGATGACCGACTGATTACAAATCAGTTGCTCTACCAGCTGAGCTAAACCAGCAAATACAAACATTAGCCAGATGCCCGGAACACGGAAACATCTGTTGCCCACCGTCCGCCGCGTGGAGGCTGTTTGCTTGGACGGCTGGCGCGGAGTTACCCGCGCCGTATGGGAAATAAAGAGGTAAGAAAGGAAGGATATTACTATGAAACGGATGATTTTCACGCTTCACCTGTGTCAGCTCAAATGAAGCCATGCGACCAAGATTGGGGAAAGGAAAACCTTGATGTCTCAGGAGCCGTTCCTCTTCCTGAGAACAATTGTATTATACCATATATGTGGTATCCGGTCAATGAAAAGACACAATATATAGTGTCTAAATTGTAAACAAACATTAAGATACCACTATATCTAGTGGTTGGGGCGTCCTTCCCAAGAAAACGCACCCACTGTGTACGTTTGATTGGCTTGCTGTCGAAAGCACAGTGCTCATCATAACAATCCGGCATCAGTTTCCGCTGGAAACACCTCGTACGCGCTTACATACAGCATCCCCGGCTTGTAGTCAGCGTACTCAACCAAGCGTTTTTGGTCGTATACTTTCACGTCTGAGTCATCGTCCGCCGTGAGCCAAAGATACTTGACGTGCTCAGCATAGCGAGGGTCTTCGATACGATAGCTCTGCCCCTCTTTGATTTTCAAATGACGTGCATTTGCTTGGGCACGCGAAAACTCAACGAATGCGCCATAGTCTCCAATCACGATTCGGTTATACCCGCTGGCAATGACCGTGCCGCTTCTGGTTTCGAGTTTGGTCGTATCGCCGGACATATTGCACCATTCCGGCAAAGTTTCTTCAAATTCTGCCCGCACATCCTTGAAGAAGGTACGTGGGATGGGCTTGTACTTGTATTCGTCGGCAAGCTGCTCCTGATATTTGAGCATTCGAATACCGGTCCCTGAGATTTCATGCTTCATAAATTAGGGCAAGGAGACCCGCGACTTCAGTCGTGGGAGGAATTGCCCGTTCACATCCTTTCATCCAGAACAACTTTCCCCTGCTCACCGTAGTCACCCGTATAGCTGCTTCGAATGATTCGTGCGGCACGGTCATTCTCCTGCTCTTCGTAGGCTTTGACAATAAAATCGACGTATGCTTTGAACTTCTGCTCGTCACCGTCTCGATGTGCTTCAATGAGTTTTCCAATCGTCACAACGTTGATTTGGTTCATGATTTTTGTCCTCTCTTTCCATACTTTAATTATACTCTTCCGTCAGACTGAAGTGTGATTTTTTAACGATTGTTAGCGAAAAATTCATAATTTGAAAGAGCAAAAGCTGAACGTTGGAATGTCTGAATCCGGGTTCTCAACCCGGTATTTGATGACTCTTTTTTGTGCTCCTAAAGCTTTGTATGTCTGCTCGGCATTCACGCATAAGCCGTTGGCAAAGAAGAGCGTAGAGCCATCACGTTCGCTGGTGTTTTCGGCCGAATACATCTTCGGTTTTCTGATTTCGGGGTCGAGATGGATTCCACCGCGCATAAGCTTTTCAGCGTAGAACCAGA